ACTAAGTAAACTGGAAGTCAATCTACGTAGAACGGGCAAATACGAAATGTTAAACGATAGGGTTGCCGATATCAATACAGCAATCAATCACTTAGAAAAGCTACTACTAATGGCTAATCTAATGAAGTAATTTGACAATAAATCCAATCAATGATACAATACTCATATTGAAGCTAGAAAACTATCTCTTTATCAATCCACAATCTGTTGTAAATAAACAACAACACAAAATTTGACAATAAATCAGTTTTAGACTATACTTCATACATATTAAATTTTCAACAGGAGCACTTAATGGCATCAGTATCAGACAATCTCACTATCACTAGTGTACAAACTCGCAAAGCAATGCTTAAAGCATTCAAAGCTAAACGCCCGCTTTTCTTGTGGGGCCCTCCCGGCATCGGTAAATCAGAAGTTGTTTCTGAAGTCACAGATGAACTAGGTGGCTTTATGATTGACTTGCGTATGGCACAAATGGAACCTACAGACATTCGTGGTATTCCGTATTTCAATCGTGATATTAATAAAATGGACTGGGCGGCACCTGTTGACTTGCCTGATGAAGAACTAGCAAGCAAGTACCCGATTGTTGTTCTATTCTTAGATGAAATGAATAGTGCAAGTCCCGCAGTACAAGCGGCTGGCTATCAACTTATTCTAAATCGTAGAGTTGGTAAGTATGTACTTCCTGATAACGTTGTGATTGTTGCGGCAGGCAATCGTGACTCTGACAAAGGTGTTACTTTCAGAATGCCGATGCCCCTAGCTAATCGTTTCTTACACTTAGAAATGCGAGCCGATTTTACATCATGGCAGAATTGGGCTGTGAACAAAGGTATTCACAAAGATGTTGTGGGTTATCTATCATTCGCTAAACAAGATTTGTACGATTTTGATGCTAAATCTAGTTCACGTGCATTTGCTACACCTCGTTCATGGTGTTTTGTTAGTGATTTGTTGAATGATGAAGATGACACAGATAGTGATACATTGTTCAATTTGATTTCAGGTGCAGTTGGTGAAGGTCTTGCTGTTAAGTTTGCGGCACATCGTAAAGTAGCAGGTCGTATGCCAGAACCCTCAGACATTTTGTCAGGTAAAGTTAAGGACCTCGCAGTTAAAGAAATTTCTGCAATGTACTCATTGACTATTTCAATGTGCTATGAATTGCGTGATGCACTAGAAACAAAGAAAGTTTCTAGTAAAGAGTTTCACACAATGGCTGATAATTTCTTCAGTTACATTATGGCAAACTTTGAGACTGAACTAGTTGTTATGGGTGCTAAGATTGCTCTTAAGACATACAAGTTACCGATTGAACCTTCACAATTGAAGAACTTTGATGACTTCCATAAGAAATACGGCAAGTACATTGTAGATGCAGGTAATTAATATGGCAACAAAGATTTTAACTGGAAAGAAGTATTTCTACGCAATGGGTCAAAGTGCCCGTGATCGTGGATTGAACAAAAGTGAAGCCGAGGAACTGTATACTAAAGGTGCGGAACCTTACGCAAGGATTTACTTTGATAAAGGTTATCGCAAACTGTCAATGTAATTTTGACAATAAATCCATGGTCTGCTACAATACATCTTTAACTTATACAGAGGAACAAAATGTTATTACAATTTAGAACATATCGTGGTAAAGCTATTCTTAAAATGGTTGAGAATCTTCTTAAAGAAGGTAACGTCATTCGTAGCCCTGAATACGGTAATGTAGTTGATGGTATTTATGGTGGCTCACCTGAAGGTATTAAGCTTGACCCTCCTGCTAATATTCGTGGTATCGGTATGGATAGACTAGCAGGCTCTTGTGGTTATAAAACTTCTTTTACTAAGAAACAACAAGAAAAAATTGTATTGATTCATCTCGGTACAAAATACTATGAATTGTATAGTACTGAAAAAGAACTGAATAACGCTTCATTCCCCAGTGATGCTTGTGAATTCATTGCAGTTGACAATTAATACAATCTCTGTTACAATAGAGACATAAACAACAAAGGACCAATATGAGTGAAGTAATTAATCCCAGTAAGAAACGTAGTCGCAGTAAGAAATTTGAGAATCTTGTAGGACCTACAGATAGTAAGATTGACTATCAAGCACGTGAAAAATTAGTTACCGCACGTATTGGTCTATTGTTACGTCATAGCTTTTTCGGCAATCTTGCTACTCGTATGCAATTGATTAATGCTGATCTATGGTGTAGTACAGCGGCAACTGATGGCTTGAAATTCTATTACAATAGTCGTTTCATTATGATGTTGAAGCCTAAAGAAGTTGAATTCTTAGTTGGGCATGAAGTGTTACACGTTGTCTATGACCACATGGGTCGTAGAGGTAATCGTGATCCTGAGATCTGGAATATTGCTGATGACTATGCTGTTAATGCTGATTTGAAACGTCATAAAGTGGGTGAGTTTATTAAAACAGTACCTTGCTTGTATGAGCAGAAGTATGATGGTAAAGCCGCAGAAGAAATCTATGATGATTTGATGAAGAATGTTCAGAAAATCTCCATTGATGATTTACTTGACCAGATGATTGACGATCACATGGATGGTGAAGGTGAGAATGATGGTGAAGGTAACGGAGATAGTGAAGGCAAAAGCAAACGCCCAACAATGAGTCCTGAAGAACGTGAACGTGTACGTCAGGAAGTTAAGCAAGCTATTATCAATGCCGCAAGCAGTGCTGAAGCAGGTTCATTGCCTTTAGGTGTTGAACGTTTGATTAAGCAAGCAACTAACCCAGTTATGCCCTGGCGTGAACTGATTCAAACGAATTTGACAAGTGCTATTCGTACAGATTATTCATGGATGCGTCCCTCACGTAGAGGTTGGCATATGGATGCTATTATGCCCGGCATGAATCCCGGTGAAGAAATTGATGTTGTTGTTGCTATTGACATGTCAGGTAGTATCAGTAACAAACAAGCACAGCAATTCTTAGGTGAAGTGGGTGGCATGATGGATGCGTTTGATGGTTACAAGGTCCATGTATTCTGTTTTGATACTGAGACATATAACCCGAAAGACTTCAGTAGTGAGAACATGGACCTCATTGAAGAATATGAGCCAATGGGCGGCGGCGGCACTGACTTTGATTGTATCTTTAAATACTTGAAAGACATTGGCAATGTACCTAAACGATTGATTTGTTTCACTGATGGCTATCCTTTTGGTAGTTGGGGTGATGCTGATTATTGTGATACGACATGGATCATTCATGGTGACAAGAATCCCAATCCCCCATTCGGTACGTATGCAATTTATGATGAGTCGTCATCAACATGATATTAGATATACTTGGCTATGGCTTTATAGTATTGGTACTAGGAGTAGTCTTGTATATTTTTATTAGACTACTATCCTATGCATTAGATACCTTATCAAAACACGATGACTAATGATTCAATATTAATTTACGAAAGCCCTGATTTAATTTACGAAAGCCCTGATGGTGGCAAAACGATCTATTCACGTAAAAGTGGGTCTCTTGACCGCACCTTAATTAGAGAAGATCCCGAAAGAAAAAGTATTGCTAAATGGCATGAGTGGAAAGAAATTCTTAAACTAGCAGAAACAGAACCTACATTAGCAAACGCAATTAACAAAGCAGAGATGGTATATGTCCTACTCAAAAAAGAACAAAACTAAGCACTATCTAGCAATGTGGGATATGCAAGGTCTTGAAAGTCTACATGATGTTGACTTGCACATGAAAAAATACAATGAATGGGAACAACAGAAAATTATTGCTATTCTTAAAGACCAACGTATACCCAGCCAACCATTGGGTATACCATTACAAATGATGATCCTTCGTGCGAGTGCAAATAGTCAACGTGCATATGAGATTTATGAATTCAATAGTACTGTTGAGTATGATGAACTTAAGGAAGCATTTAATGATAATCCACAGCCTATCGTAGAATGGATTAGAACTAATGGTAAAAAAGTATATAGTGATTACGTTAAGCAAGATAGGAAGATGATTGTATGATGTATATTGGTACTAGTCTTGGTGGTTGTCTAGTTAGTATTATGCATAACGAAGTGTCCGAGGATGATGTTATGTTCATTGTAACACGTACATTGTGTCCTGATTACGATACCTTTATGCAAGTAGTAGAACAATACTACGCAGAAGGTAATCCATATCAACGCCGTTCAAATCTGGGTACCTTAGGCGAGTATGACCTGACTGATGTAAAGGCATTAGCTACTAGATTATATTTCTCGGGTAGGATACATCAACCTAGAGTATTTGATGATGAAGGTCGCAGAGCTGGACATAGTTACCTGTATAATCATCCAGCTAAATTAGGTCAAGGATTGTGGATGCAAGTGGTTCCTACTAACGATAACTCAACCCCTGCAGTAGTAGAAGCCTGGGAAAAATATAAGATGTTGGACAATTTAACAAAATGATTGAATATCAGTTAGATCCTATTACGTGGTTTAGTGAAAGAGAGTTGACATATACTCCTAAACATTTTATAGTAACATCACATCCATGCACACCTGAATCTAAACAATGGGTATTGGATAAATTGACTGGAAGATTTAGTATTACATATCCTACAATTTCAACTAGTATTATTGAGTTAATTTCTCCTAGTTGTATTGCATTTGAGGACCCGCAAGAAGCAACTTTTTATGAGTTAAAATGGTCATAAATGGGCATATGGAAATTTTGTAGAGAACAAATTTCTTATTAAATAACTTTAGCATATTACAAGGAGAACATAATATGAGTTTTACAAGACACGTAGGGAAACACGGGGACAGAAAAGTAGCTGTAATTTTCCGAGAAGTACCAGGCGAGCCTCATATGTGCTTAGTTACATATACAGAAACAATCAATAAGAATATACATGATTCATTAATTCGTTGTATTGAAAGTGATATAGGTCAAAGTAGTGAAAATTTAGCCGATGCATTGAATAGAAGTTACACACAAGACGGCCGACCAATTCTGCAAGTTTTGCACATAGAAGGTCAATTAAAGAAAGTCAATACAGAACAAATTGTAATGACTCCGGCACCTAATACACGCATTAAATTAAATGATCTTAATAAAATTTTAGATGAAATGAAAATGGGTGAGGATGCTGTTAGACGTATGGCTGAACTAGATAATAGTCGTGGATTGCAAGATCCAGCTGACGTAGCACGTAGAATGCGTGGACCACAATCAAACTCGCCAGTTGTAGGCTCAGATGATTTATTAGGTGATACTACATTAGCTAATAACTTACGCCAACAAGCACAAAAAATGTCTGCAGAGGCAAAAGGCTTAATGGCAGAAGCTGACAGATTGTTAAAAGAAGCCGCACAAATGGATCCCACACATGCAGTTAAAGAAACAGTTAAATCAACTAAATCTAAAAAGGCAGTAGTTGCAGAAGTAGCTACACCAACAAAAAGAAAATACACTAAAAAAGTAACTAATGTCGCCTGATTTTATTGATAAATGGGAACACATCCTTGAAGATGTAGAGAAGAACAAAATACCTGTAGAGTTTATTAAAAAATTAATTATTAAATTAACTGGTAAGAAGCAACAAACTATTAATATTCAAAAGTTACTTCAACAAGGTTTGGATCCAGATCAAGTAGAGGATGCTGTTAGTAGAAAACTAAATGAGTTGGAAGATTTGATAGTTAGTGTAGAGTTTGTTCTTAACGTACAAAGTATTGCTGATACTGTACAACCAGAAACTGATAGATTACTTAATAAACTATAAAACTTAAGGCTATTTACCAAATATATTTGTAACTGATAATGAAAGCATACAGTGTTCCTGGATTAAGCACAAAAAAAGATATTGATATCATATACGAATGTGCAAGAACTGTTCCAGAAAATGGGATTATTGTGGAAATAGGATCATTATTTGGAAGAACGGCGGTTGCATTTTCTGAAGGAGCATACTCCTCAGTTAAAATTTATTGTATAGATTATTTTAATAAGCATACACACCTATCACCACCTAGTCTAGGTCAAGGGGAAACTGGTAATGATTTTTGGCAACCAAACAAAGTTTATAATAAAGAAGAAGAATTCACAAAATTCACAAAAGATTATAAAAATATTATACCATTAAAGTTGGAACAAAATTTAAAAGTTTATCCATATGATAAAGAATCTATTGATTTACTTTTTTTAGATTGTGCTCATAAAAATCCAGATGATATAATGAATATATTATATTTTAAAAAATTTCTTAAACCCAATGCATTGATATGCGGTCATGACTATGATGAAACATATCCGGATGTAATACACAATGTTAAAATATTAGAAAGACTTTATAAAACTACAGTGACCTTATATCATCGTAGTAGCATATGGTCAATAAGGATAAAAGAATGAAACAATACTTAGAACTATTACAAGATATACTAGATAACGGAGAAATGAAAGATGACAGAACTGGTGTTGGCACCTATAGTGTTTTTGGACGTCATATTCGCTTTGATTTGCGTCGGGGCTTTCCCGCAGTCACTACTAAGAAACTTGCTTGGAAAGCTTGCGTCGGTGAGCTTCTTTGGTTTATTGAAGGAAGTAGTGATGAGCGTAGATTGGCAGAACTTACCCACGGTACAAGTGAAGGAAAGGTTACTATCTGGACGCCGAATGCAGAAGCATCGTATTGGAAGCCTAAAGCGAAATTTGAAGGTGATCTCGGACGTGTATATGGGGTACAATGGCGGCATTGGAACAAAGACACGGTTGAAAAAGACATGGGCCCGGCGCACAAAGGTGGTAACCGCCTTGCCGTTGACCGCACGGAAGTTGACCAATTGGCAAATCTCATTAAAGGATTAATTGAAGATCCTAATGGGCGCAGGCACATTCTTAGTGCTTGGAACGTGAGCGAGTTAGAAGAAATGGCATTGCCCCCTTGTCACGTTATGAGTCAATTCTATGTCAACAAAAATAAAGAACTATCTTGTCATATGTATCAGCGTAGTGTTGATGTTTTCTTGGGTCTACCTTTTAACATTGCTTCTTATGCACTACTTACACATCTATTGGCACATCACTGTAATCTGAAAGTAGGAGAACTTGTAATCAGTACAGGTGATACACATATTTACAAAGACCACATTGAACAAGTCAAAGAACAACTAACACGTGAACCGTACCCGTTACCGACATTGATGTTAAATGCCTCAAAAACAAACATCTTTGAAATATCAATGGCAGATATATATTTGGAGAACTATAAAAGTGATGGCCCTATCAAAGCACCAATGGCAGTCTAAAGACGAATTTACTAGACCCAAATATCAGGTACAAATATCTGATACCGGAGAAGAGACTGTATCTATCACTCATGTAGTACATACTATTAGAATGGGTGATGTTGAAGATCCTGATTTGTTTGTAGCACAACCTATATATGAGTGGCAACAAACAGAAGCTGGTAAATGGATAATGGAAAACTCTAATCCTCCACCTAGTTGGCATCGTAACAATGACCTATACGATTATAGTTATGTATATCAGATTAGAGCATATCTAACACACAAACAATTAACATTTTGGAAATTAAAATATGAGTAATATACTAGTTACAGGCGGATTGGATAGGCATAAATACATTATAACACAGGAGAAAAGTTATGGTGGTCTACTCATTGTATGTAAAGGAGCATAGTATTACTGGGTTAAAGTATTTAGGATATACTAAAACAGACCCTTTTACCTATCCTGGTTCAGGGACATATTGGCGTAGGCACTTGACCACTCATGGTAAAATACATACAACTATGATATTACTACAAACAACT